CCGGCAGCCTCGGCACCCACGCCGCGCAACGCGGCCCGTCTGCAGGCGCAGTGGCAGAACGCGGCGGTGGTATCGGACGACACGGTGTGGCTGTGCTTCGATGCGCCCTACGCCGGCACGGTCAACAGCCTGACCTACTTCACCGGATCGGGCAGCTTCACCGTGAACATTCAGATCAACGGCACTTCCGTGACCGGCCTCGGTGCGGTGGCCGTCAGCAGCGTCACCCCGGCGACCACGAACGCCACGGCCGCCAACGTATTCACCGCAGGCCAGCGGATCACGGCGGTCATCACCGGCTCGACCGGCGCACCGACCGACGCGCTGCTGTCGCTTGCTGTGACGTGGAGCTAGACGATGTGCGCTTGGCAATTCTCGGATAGTTTCGATTGCTACACGGCGTTGACCGACCCGACCAATGGCTATTGGGACGTAGGAGTGGGCGGCAGTGCGTATGCCTGGGCGACTGGTCGGTTCGCTGGCAGTCAGGCGCTGCAATCGAATACCAACGCCGTGTATCTTGCTAAAACGTCCGGCGTGAACGATGCAGTGCATCATCTCACCTGTGCGTTCCTTCAGGTTGCGGCAATCTCCGGCACTACATTGGGAATGTATCTGGAGCTGTTCGACGGCGCGACGGCGCAATGCACTGTCGTATTTCGCAGTGATGGTGCGATCCTGTTGGTATCAGGCGGGCCTACCGGAACGACGCTGGCGACCTATACCGGCGCAGTGTTGGCGATAAACACCTGGTATGCGTTTGAGATGGAGATCGTCATCAACAATACGACGGGACGTTTCCGCGTTCGCAAGAACGGCAACACTGTGGATGACTTCGACAGCGGGGCTGTGCTGAATACGCGACCGGGCGCCAATTCATACGCGAATAAATTGACGCTCGGACGCAATGCTACGGTTTCTGGGCAGGCCATTGACGACCTCTACTGGCGCAGCGACGCATCATCCGTGCCCTGGGCTGGCGATCTGAGATGCTACACCCGCATGCCCGCGTCCGATGCCGCCGTGCAGTTCTCGCGTGCTCCCGCTGCTAGTGTGACCACAACACCGGCAGGATCATCCGCCAGCATCACGAACGGCCAAGCGCGCTATACACAGTTCACTGCGGCATATGATGGCACAATCAGCACCATCACCGTCTCCATGCAGACAGCATCCACAAGCAACATGAAATGCTCGATGTTCGCTTCGTCTGGCACTCAGCCGACAACCCTGCTTGGTTCAGCAACCGCTGTCACTAATCCGACTGGTGTCCAAACCATCACCTTCCCCACGCCGATCACTGTCGTCAAAGGGACGCAATACTGGATCGGTGTTGCCAACGACGCGACATCCGGTGCATTCACCAGCACTGCTACGGCCACAGGCTGGCTCAGTTTCACAGCGTATGCGAGCTTCCCGGCTGCAAATCCTGGTGGCAGCACGAGTGTTGCGCCAACTTTCAGTGTGACGATTGGCGTCACCACCAACTACGGCATGGTAGCCGAAGCCCAGCAGGACGCCACCACCAGCTATGTGTATGACAGCGTGGTCGGCCACAGCGACCTCTACGGCATCGCAGCCATCGCATCGACACCGCTCACCACATACGCTGTCACCACGCGCGCCTACATGATCAAGTCCGACGCAGGCACACGCACTGCTGCGGTGCAACTCAAGTCGGGTGCGACGACGGTTGCGTCACCGACGCTGGTGCTGACCACGTCGAACTGGCAGTGGGCGTGGCGACATGACACGACCGACCCGGCAACTGGTGCTGCATGGACTGCTGCGGCGGTCAATCTGGTTCAATGCGGGCCTTTGGTGGTGGCATGACCGACGTAAATGTCACACAGGTCAATCTGGCGCACTGGTTGACCACGAACCCCGACGCGAGGACCACACAGGTCGTCGCCGAGCACTGGGCAAGTGTCGCATCCGGTAACCTCCAGGCCGTGGTTACATTTGCAGTCGTCGAGCACTGGACCTCCGTCGCCGTGGTGGTCCCGGCGGCAGGCGGGCCTATGGTCACTATGATCCACTGAGGAGACAGCCATGACGGTACTCGCTGGGACGATCAGAGCTAGTTCTTCGGGTAATCCTGATTGGCGCGCGTGCGACGGCGGCACGGTCTACGTCGGCGATAACAAGCTCGGCGGCATCCAGGTGCTGCCGCGCGCCGCGCCCGCGCCAGGGTATGGTGACCACCGAGACTGGCGGCGCCGCGTCGGGACCAAGTATGGCTGGACCGGATTGGGGCCAAACGGGTGGAGGTTCCGCCTGCCTGTCGCGGCTGATGGGAATTATGTGAAGACGAATGATGATACAGCGGACACCTGATCATGGCCGACAGCTACACGCCCAACCTGAGCCTCATCAAACCGGAAATTGGCGCGAGTCGTGACAGCTGGGGCTCGAAGCTGAATGAGAACGCCGACACGATCGACGAATTTCTGTCCATGGCCATGCCTTGCGGCGCGATCCTGGATTATGCGGGACCAACCCCACCTCCCGGCTGGCTCGCCTGCGACGGGCGGCAGATCAGCCGCACGACATACAGCGAGCTGTTCGCCGCGATCGGCACCGCGTGGGGCGGTGGCGACGGTTCCACCACGTTCAACCTGCCGCCGGCCAATGGTCGCGCTGCGATCGGCGCCGGCACGGTCACCGATGCGAACGGTACGGCGCGCAGTTATAGTTTCGCCCAGCGCGTCGGGTCGCTGTCCTACAGCATCCTGCAGGCTAACCTGCCAGCCGTTAACTTTTCCACCAGCACTGTCGCCGGGCACGATCATACCGGCGGCACTGTCGCTGCCGGGTCGCATACCCACACCACCGATGCGCAGGGTTCGCACAATCACGATGCGGCTGCGACCGGGTTCGGCACGAATGTGCAGGGCGACCACGCGCACAGCGGTGGCACCGATCCGCAGGGGTTGCACAACCATACGGTCGGCCTGTGGAACCTGGGGGCGGCGGGCGCTGGCGGCGGCGCCAATGTCATCAGCGATGCGTTCGGCGGGGCGTCATACACCACCAGTATTAACGGCGAGCATGTGCACGCCATCAACACCAACACGACGGGTGGCCACGCCCACAATCTCTACTGGGACGGCAACCACGCGCACACCACGACCTCGGCGGGCAACCATAACCACGCCATTGCCCTCGACGGGTCGCACAGCCACACCGTGGCCTCGGGCGGCAGCGACACGCGGCTGGAGGTGGTGCAGCCGGTCATGGTTGTCTCCAAGATCATCTACGCCGGCAGCCAGGCTGCCGTAACCGCCACGACCGCTGCAGTGCCGCTGGTGCGTCGGCTGATGTCAGCGCCAATGCGGGGCACCCACTGATGGGCCGCGTCTACAGCAGAGACTGGCACGATCATGTCATCCCCGTGCCGTGGTCGGGGTGTCTGTTGTGGGAAGGCAGCGCCTTGAAAGGTTATGGCAGTCATCGCCTTGATAATGAGACCCGCGCTGTTCACCGGCTTGCGTGGGAAGAAGCGAACGGGCCAATCCCTGCTGGTCTGTTTGTCTGTCACCACTGCGATGTAAAGCTGTGCTGCAATCCGGCGCATCTGTTTCTAGGAACATCCCGCGATAATATCCACGATCTCTATAGCAAGGGTCTTGGTTATCAGGCTCGCATTACCCATTGCCCGAAGGGCCACGAATACACCGCTGAAAACACCGCCATTCAAGCTGATGGTAAACGGCGATGTCGGGCCTGTTACCGCGCGATACACAATGAGCATCGCCAGAACAACAAGGAGCTATACGCAGCTAAAGCAGCGGCAAGATATGTGGCCAACAAGGGGGCGTTTGCTGAACGTGCTCACGCTTACTATCTCGCTAACAAGTCAGCGTTTAGCGAACGTGCTCGAAAGCATCGCCAGAAGGTGCAGGAGGCGCGGCAATGTCAAGAGTAGTCCAAGCGCCCCCTCCAGGGGTTTTTCGGAACGCAACGCCAGAAGCGTCTCAAAATAAATGGTGGGATACAAATAACATCCGGTTCCGCGGCGGACAGATCCAGCCGATCGGCGGCAACGTCAATATCATCGGCAGCGGCGTTTCCGACCCGATACGCGATTTGATCACCTGGCACGACAATGCGCGCGTGCGTTGGGCTGCGTTTGGCACTGATGTCGGGCTATACGCATTCCGATTCGACACCGACACTATCTACACCATCACCCCAGCCGGTGTCGGGCCGCTCGATCCGCCTGGTGCGCTGAACGGCTACGGGCTGGGCGATTACGGCGAGGACGCCTACGGCACCGCGCGCGACCCCGAAGACGTTGGCCCGCAGGACATCAGCGCGACGATGGGCGATCGGTGGAGCATGGACACGTTCGGCGAGCGTCTGCTGATCGTGCCGACCCAGGACGGCCACCTGTTCGAGTGGGACCCCAACACACCCACGG